GTGATAATCAAATAAGAAGCACTCTCAGTCTGGTTCTTAAATTAAAATAATGAGTCTTATAGACTTTCATTTTAGATTTATAACCATACCCGAGAAACGATAATATCGCGTTGAGAGTTAAATCGTACTTTCGTACAAATTCAACTACTAAACTAGTTGAACACCGAGTCGCAATACACTCCTTCAATGGGAGCATATTAGCTTGTCCAGAGTCAACAAAGAATTTCTTTGCAAACTCTAAAACAAACTTAGACTTGGCGACAATAGATTTAGCTAGCCCCGCCTTCACTCCAATTTCTTGGAGTATCCGGCGGTAGGCTAACACAACAGGTGCTCCGATGATTACCACATCATCTCCTAGTACACCATAATCCTCAAACCAACCTCGTTTCCCTTTATGTGCCTTGAAAGAGGCATATTGAACTATAGCGTGATGGGTTAATGCTAGCATAGCTCAAGAAGACAAGGCTCCCATAGGCTGACCTACAGAGTAAGTTACTCCAAAGGCCCCGAAATCAGGATGAACATTGTACTTTTTAGGTACAAATGTTTGTTGCAACAAATGAGGATTCATCTTTACTTGATAAAATCTTTTAACCAGCAATGAAGCCCAAGCTTTCGCAAAGGCATCAGAGTCTGGAACCTTATCTTTAAATAACTCTTTAATAAGAGAAATTTGAAGATCTAAGGGAAGACGATCAGTAGCAGATGAAAGATCAATTGATGCATACATCCGACCTCGAGGGTCCCGGGAGAATCTTTCTTGAAGGCGCTTAATAGGAGCCATCTGGTCAAATGTCCCATCGACATTTAAACCTCTTAAAATTAAGAAGAGGAATTTATGTAATGGGTACATTAACCACTGTGTTCAAGCATCTACCATAGCAAAGACTCTAACCTTCCCCGCTGGCTCAGCTTTAAAGCCGAGCTTACCGAGAAAGGCATCACCCATCGGATAAGGAGTTTCGTGGGCATAATAGGTAGGAGACTTTAAGTCTTCACCACCTATACCCTTGAAATCCCCCTTCTGCTGGGCCATCGCGACAAGTCTCAACCTGCTAACAAAAGCAGGGATCCCAATCTGCTCGGTGTATTCCGTAAGATAACGAACTAAATGTTTACATTTAAGTCATAATCTAGCAGAAATGATCATGGCCGGAGCGGACGAGTTAACTAAAACTGGCCCGCTGTTAGGCCCTGTCTTTAAGATTGGGAAGAAACGAGGTTTCTCTATTTCAGGGAATTCACCGATCTTCTCACGAAGTCCGGGTATAAATACCTCAGAAAGGAACTTCTCTCAACCAGGTAAGAATTTTCTTAAACTTGGACCTTTATCCGTAATAGTATCTAAAGAAAGTTTTCCTTTAAATTCTAAAATACGATAGAGACCGAATAAGGTCATTCAAAACCTGATTGTAGATTTGTCCCGAT